TTAAAATAAACGAAAGTGTATATGTTTCTAGATTTAATTCAGAAACAAAAATTGCAAGATTTTTTAAAGCAGATTCTGCAAATACAGCACTTAATATAGTCTCTGAAGAAACTAAATTAGACGCATCTTCTTTTTTATTAGATTTATTAGAAGGAGAATCTAAAACAATAGCAGACATAAACGCAAAAATAGAATCATACGAAGATATGGTATCATTTTTAAAAGATCAAAGAGGTTTATTAGCAGAGGCTGATAAATCAATTTCTGAAATAAAAGCAGCTGATATACTTATTACAAAAGAAATATTAGATTGGAAAAATAAAATTGCAGAGTTAAAGAAGTAATTAAGAATTACATATTACTCTAATTAAGGGAACGAAAGTTCCCTTTTTTTATTAATAAACAAATTGCATTTTTACTGTATAACCTTTAAATAAATTAAATTATAAACAGTGCCACGTAAAAAGAACTACCTTAACAATAAAGATTTTCATGCAGAAATGAGTCTTTCAAAAGAACAAGACACACTTACTCCAACAGCAGAGAAGATGTTACTTCTACTTGCTGAAAAGGCAATAAATAAGATGCGATATGTTAACGAAGATGATAGACATGACTGTCTTCAATTTGCTATTTTAGACCTTCTTAAATATTGGAGAAACTTTAACCCTAAATATCCTAATGCATTTGCGTATTTTACAGAAATTGCAAAAAGAGGATACGCTAAAGGATGGAATAAAATTCATCCACAAAAATATAAAGGAACTATATCAATTGATGGATATGGATCTGATAAAGGAGGAGAACAGTCTGGAATCTATACAATATAACATGTCAATAAAGAATGTTAAACCAACTAAAAACTCAGGATTTAATCAAGGTTATTTTATCCCTAACTTTCCTGAGAAATATATCGGACCAACTCCGATTATATACAGGAGCTCATGGGAGCGCAAATTCTGTATTTGGTGTGACATGAATGATAAAGTATTAAATTGGTCAAGTGAGCCTGTTGAAATTAAATATTGGTCGAGACAAGATAATAAGGCACGTAAATATTATCCTGATTTTTATTTTAAACAAAAACAACAGGATAATTCTAATAAAGAATATTTAGTTGAAATTAAACCAAAGGCACAAATTCAAAAACCAGAACCTCCTAAGAAAAATTCAAAAAAAGCTATAAAATCTTATAAATTCCTGGCAGAGCAGTATGTTAAAAACATGGATAAATACAATGCTGCTAAAGAATATTGTGAAGGTCGTAATTGGAACTTTATAGTATTAACAGAAGACACTATATTAAATGGGCTACGTTAAAAAACAAATAAGAGAATTAACAAAAAGCGCTGGTAGTAAAAGAGCTGCCAGAAAGGCTGCTGAGAAATGGTTTAATGATGGTGTTAGTAATAAAAGTGTAAAAGAAGCAGCTTATGTTAGAAATAGATTTGAACCTGGAAAAATATACATATTTGAATATGACCCTATTACACCAGATCTCGAATTTTTCGACAAAAACCCAGTAGTACTCGCTTTAGAACAATTAGATAATAACAACGATTTAGGAGTTAATTTAAATTTATTACCAATTAGAGTTAAAGAAGATTTATTAGATGATCTATATAGCAGGGTACAAGGTCAAATAAAAAGTAATTCAACAGGTGTAAAATATTATAACGCAAAAACACAAGGAGGATTAAGAATAACGTACGACGGTATGAAATCGTATTTACAAAGATCCGGATGTGATTTTGCAATCAGACAATATAAACCAAGTAGAAAACAAAAACAAGCAGTTGTTAGTTATTCTAAATGGCCAGAGATAGCACTATGTGATTTTATTGATTTAAATGGTGTTACAATGAAACAAATTAGAAGATTGTTTTCTAAGAAATAAAAAAAGAATATATAAACAAAATTAATATTATATTATAATGGCAGGATTCGTAGATAGAAATGGACCATTAAGCTACAACAAGAAATCATTTACACTGAGAGATCAGCTAAAAAAGCTAAGCTCTTTTGGTATGTATTATGATGATTTAGTACTTAGGCAATCACAGGCAATAGGTCCGATTGAAGACGCAATAGGTTTTGGTCAAATAAACCAAATGGGAGTAGACTCAGATGATATGTATGGAGCGTTTGCAGCTCTTTCAATGTCTGATACAACAATGCGTAAGAATATACCGTTCTTCGATCAAAATTACGAAAGTAAGCGTAATGAATTAAGAGCATTTTCAACGTATGATGAAATCGAAGATATTTTAGATATTCTTTGTGATGAATCAGTTGTTTATGATAATAAAAACTTTTTTGCAACTCCTGAACTTATAGGAATGGATGTTAGTGAAGAAGTTGAAAAATATTTACAAAAAGCATATCGAGATATTTATCAATATTTTGGATTTAATCAAGACCAATCGGCATGGTACTTTTATAGAAAGTTCTTAGTTGATGGTTATCTTTCTTTTGAAATAGTTTATAACCCTGAGCAAACTCAAATTATTGGATTTAAAGAAATTGATCCTATAACATTAATTCCAGGATATAATAAAACGGATGGTAAGAAAGTATGGACTCAATTTAAAGACGATCCAGTTAAAGAGAGAGTTCTATATGACTCTCAGATCATTTATATTTCTTATTCATCAATTACCACAGCCTCGAGAGTAAGTTACTTAGAGAGACTTATAAGGTCATTTAATTTAATGAGAATTATGGAACACACTAGAGTAATCTGGGCTGTTACTAATTCTTCTTATAGAATGAAATTTATAATCCCAGTTGGTGGTAAATCTAAAACAAGAGCAAAACAATCACTTGCTCAGTTAATGAATAACTATAAAGAAGTTGTAGATTTTGATTGGGAATCTGGAAGTATGCATACTGACGGTAAACCAATGTTACAATTTAATAAAGAATATTGGTTACCTTCGAAAGATGGAGAACAGCCGGAGATTGAAACACTAGGAGGAGAAGGTCCTGAATTATCAGATACAGAGGCTCTTAAATATTTCTCAGATAAATTAAAAATGGTTTCTAAAATACCATTTAATAGATTCATGTATGAAGATGGTGGTGGAGATTTCAATTTAGCTGCCGATGGTATGATTAGAGATGAGATCAAGTTTGGTAAATTTATTAAACGTTTAAGATCTACATTCCAAGAAATTTTAGTTAAACCATTATACATTCAAATGTGTTTAAAATTTCCTGAATTTGAAAATGATGCATCGTTTAAAACACAAATATCTCTACAATTCCTTGAAGAGAATATGTTTGCTGAATTAAAACAAATGGAAATCATGGAACGTAGAGTAGAATTTATTAGTTCTGTAAAAGATTCTCTAGTTGAAACAAACCCAGAAACAATGGAAGAAGATTACTACTTTGATTCAGACTTCTTAGTTGATAGATATTTAAAACTAAGTCCAGATGATAAAGCAGCTAATGCAGCTTATAAAGCAAGAAAGGCTGCTAAAGATGCAGAAGAACCTGAAGTTGACCCAATGGACGCTGGAATGTAAAGAGGATATATAATAAAAATAAATTAATAAAATGAAAAAAGTAAGATTATACGAAGATTTTATAGCCGAAGACGCAAAAACGGTTACACCTGATTCTGATATTAAAATTGATGATTTTTCAACAGACGATGGGATTGAACTTAAATCTCAAGAAATTATCGGAGCAATAGTTAGTTCTGAGACTGAAAAGGAATTTAAAGAATATTTTTTCGATCAGTATGGTAATACAGCTTTTACTGAAGCAGATATGCAAAATTTAGTTGTAATGTATAACGAATATTTAGAAGAAATTACAGCGAAAGAAACTGAAGAGGAAGAAGAAGAGAAAAAAGAAGAAGAAGGTGGAGAGGAAGATCCTTTAGCAGATATTTAAAAAAATTAATTTTTTAAAAATCACACTTTTTAATAAAGATATATAATACAAATATAATAAAATAATAAAATGAGCAAAACTGACTTATTAATCTTAGAAAGATCTGCTTCGGGTTTAGAATTTAAAGAAGAAAACGGAGTATATGTATTAGAAGGAGTTTTTGGCGAATTAGATACGAAGAATAGAAACAACCGTATTTACACTGCTGAAGAGTATCTACCACAGATCGAATCATTACAAGATAAAATCAAAGCATCTAAACTTTTAGGTGAATTAGATCATCCACAAAATTTTGACGTTTCTTTAAAGAATGTATCACACATTATTGAAGAAATAACATACGATGAAGCAAATAAGCAAATTAAAGGACGTATTAGATTATTAGATACTGACGCTGGTCGTCAAGCTAAAGCACTTGTTGATGCTGGAGTACCACTTCAAATTTCTTCAAGAGCCGCTGGTGCTGTAGAATCTAATGGTAAAGTAAAGATCAAACAACTATTCACTTATGATTTAGTTGCAGATCCTGGATTTGAAAACGCAGAATTAAAGAGAGTTAACGAATCTTTTGGATTTGAAAACAACTCTGATATTTTAATCTATGAAATCGGTGGAAGCTCAAATTTAAACGAAGAAACAACAAAAATCGAAAATAAACAAACAGAAACAATGGCAGAATCTAAATTTATCACTGTTGAAGATTTTAATAAATACTCACAATATCTTTCTGAAGAAATGAAAAGTATTAAAGAATCTATGGCAGCTGCTAAAGAAAATGGCAATGATACAGAAATAGAAAATCTAAAAGAATATGCTGGATATTTAGCAGAAAAATTAGATCAGTCTATTAATACAGCCGAAGAATTAGCAACAAAAACGGATCAATCAATCCAATACACAGAAAGTATTGCAGAAAAATTAGATCAATCAATTCAATACTCTGAGCATATCGCTGAAGGTGTTGATTCAATTAAAGAGTACACTAACTACTTAGCAGAATCTTATAACGAAGGAGCAACAACTCACGAAGGTTTATTAAAGTATATCGACTATTTAAAAGAAAACTTAGAAAAAGTTACAGAATACGCAGAATACGTTGCTGAAACTGTAAATACCAATTTAATTTTAGAAGATGAAGCTGGTAAAGAAGTTGAAGAAATCGAAGATGAAAACGATGCAAAGGATGTTACTGAACCTACAGTTGATGCTGAAGAAAATGAATTAGAACATGGAGCTGAAGTTAAAGATGTTGAAAAAGATCTAGAACTTGAAGGTGAAGGAGACGCTGAAGGAGAGGAAATCTCAGAAGAAGCT